GTATTGTTATTCAGTAGGTTGTCCGAGGTGGTTGTCTCGGCTTGGCTTACGAATGTTAACATATAGGACATTAGGATTGCCCACAATATTATTGTTTTCATCTATAATTCCCAGTTCTAAATATTTAGCTTTCGCTTCTTTACCCACTAATCCATCTATTGGACATGGGCTCCCTGCAGCCAGCATAGCTGTAAAAACTCTATTATCTTGACATAAAATTGCCGTAGCTGACACCTTAAGCCCAAGTTGAGCAAGACTTCTGCTAAGTTTTATTCTTTCACAATTTTTATCAACTACGTGTATACCAGCTGATGCATTAAATAATCCTGTACCAATAGCACCACTTCTAACTACTACACAAACATCCATAGCACCACCAATAGAAATAGAAGGTGAGATAGCTGATGCTGGCGGTTGGTCTTTATAATAGATATTTGAGTCAGCCGCATGAATAGTTGCAGCATGTGTAAAAACTATTACTATTATAATTATAAAAAATAAACGTTCCATTAGTCTGCATCCGTTATAGTGTTACCATCTGCTACCCAAGCAAGTATAGCTTGATAATCTGTGTTGTTTGTATCAATAGGTACATAACATACAACTCCATTAATAGTAGCTTTAATACTTACATTACCACTGCCAATCATTCCTGTTTGGTATTGAGCTGCTGTTACTATTCCTTTTTCCATAATTTAATTATCCTGCCATTAAGTCTGCTGTTAATAATAAATAAGCACTACCAGATTGAAAAACACTACAAGGGTGTGTCGCTGTCATACCTGTTCCAGATACAGTTACATCTGCTTCAAAAGTATTTTCGTCTGTATAAGTTGCAGAAAATGCTGTGCTAGTTGGTTGATGACTATTAGAATAAAACCAAGAAAAAGTACCACTTTGTGTTGCAGTAGGAGCTGCTCTCATTGTAGTAATCAAACCAAAACTTGCCCTAGCTATTGTGTTGTTTGCATTAGCAGAACCAATTAGTGGCGGTTGTGTATATATTTGACAGTATCTTTGACATCTTTTTAAATTATCACCGTAAGACTCAAATTGAAACGGTGGCAAAGTAGTTGAATCAAAAGTTCCAAACTCTAGTTGCACTCCAGTTAAATACCAATCGTTATCTGTTGAGTCTGCTAAGTTTAATACTCCTGCTGCTCTGTTAGCATTGGTATTATCAGCCCAAGATGTATTTAAAGTACCGCCTGAATAAGTGCTACCTGCACCTAGCCACCAATTCATTACAAAACTTTCAGCATTATCATAAGTAAAAGGGTCATCTGTAGAAGTATCCGCAGCAAAATTTAATATTTTCTTTTCCCAAGTATCAGCACTACTGATAGTATAAATTTTTGATATTTGTCTTGAATTATCAGTATCAAATAATTCTAAAACATAATTGCCTGTTTTAGCTGACTTTACCCAAAAAGCTACAGTTATTGTATTAGCATCTGATGAACCTTTTTTAAAAGGTTCTGTTTGAAACCCTTCAAAACTTGTTCTAACTAAACCAAAATCTCCAGCACCTAAACTTGTGTCTGCCGTAGTGCAATCTAATTTAAAAGATTTTACTAACCCAGTACCTGCAGGAGCATCACTAGCTTGTGACACTGTCCAAGTTCCAAAAGTAGCAAACTGTGTACAAAAACGGTCTGCTCCATAGTGATTACCTGTGACACTTGAAGTGGATGTAGTACGTTGTGCAATAGCCATATCACCATTATGTATAAAAGGTTTATCAGTAGGTCTATTAGTTACATGGTCTAGATTAGATAGCGGTAAAGTACCTGTTACTGCTGGTATAGTTACTGTATTAGTTCCAGCTGCTGCTGGTACGGTAATCGTTACGTCACCTGAAGAACTACCTTTTAATTTAATACTACTCATTAGTCTGCCTCCGCTATCGTGTTACCGTCTATTGCTTCCCAAGCTAAGATGTTTTGATAGTCTGTATTGGCTGTATCTTTAGGTACAGCTAAAATGGTATCATCTTGTTTAGTTACATTATAACTAACAACTTCATTTGTAATAGTACATTTCATTTTCTTTACACTTTTTATGTATTCATATCCTGTCATTTATAACTCCGAAGTTAAAGTTAATGTACCCGTATTTAAAAATAACATCATAATAAGCCCAGTTGTATTTGTTAATCCTGAATCACAAGTCATATCATAAGAAGCATTTGTTGTTTTACTATATGCAGTACCAAGTGTTGCGTTTGCTCCTGTACCACCATTCCATAAACTGCATGTACCTGATAATGCTCCAGATGGAACTGCTCTCATTTCTACTAATAAAGGTAACCCCCATCTATAAGCTGTTGTTGCATTGAATGTTAAACCTGCTCCAATCATCATATTACTATATGCTCCATACACCTGACAGTATCTTTGACATCTTGCTAAGTTATTACCAAACGATTCGTGTTGAAAAGCAGCTATGCTGTCAGCATCAAAGTTACCTACTTCCATTTGTAGTCCTGTAATCAACACTTCGTTTGCTGTGTTATCACCTAAATTTAAAGTTCCATTATAACTTTTGTTTTCTGTTACACTCGCCCAAGTTGATGGCACACCACCACCCTCACTATCACTTCCAGCATCAAAGAAAAATTGTATTCGTAATTCATCACTATTATCATTTGCCATAGCGTTAGCAGTATTACCTACAAAAGTAATGACTTTCTTTTCCCAAGTATCAGCACTAGAAATGGTTACTAATTGTCCAATGTGATATGCTTCTACCATTCTCAAATTGACTTGAAATGTGCCTGTTTTATTTGACTTAATCCAAAAAGCAATCGTTACTGTTTCGGCAGATGATGTGCCATACTTTAATAATTGCACATCTTGTCCTTCAAAATGATAACCAAGCAATAATAATCCATCTGCGTCTGGACTTGTGTCTGCTGTTGTAACATCTAATTTTAAAGAATTTCCAAAACCATAACCACTTGGTACATCTGTGCTTTGAGCAACTTGTACACCAAAGCCACCTCTAATATCTGCTCTAAATCTATCTAAAGTATAATTGCCAGGAGTTGTTATACCTGTTACTGTACCTCTTTGAGCAACTGCCATATTACCATTAATAACTAATGGTTTAGCATCTTTTCTATCTAAGACTGCTGTGTTATCCGATACTGTGCCATGTAATGTTAGTGCCATTGTTTACTCCTTTGGATACTTGTCTTTAGTAGCTTTAATAACAACTTTCCAAGCATCAATACCATCATGGTAAATCTTATCTAGCTGGTCTGCAATAGACGGATACTCTGCTTTTCTATTGCGTTGATATGCTGCATTATTATATGCAGTTGTTAACTCTGCTTGTTTAGCTTGTATTTGTTCCCAAGTAATATTGTTTGGATTTTTGTCAATCCATTCAATGCTATCAAAAGTATTACCTCTAACTGTTATTTCTGCATTTGCATCTAAAGCTAATATTGCTGTGCCTATATCATCTACGCCAACCATTATACTTGTACCTCTAATAATGTAATAAATTGTGAAGTTGAGTCTACTCCAGCAAATACCTGACTACCACCAGCACTTAATTTTCTAATGTACAAAGCGTAAGTTACAGCATTGGTTGTATTAGGGTGGTCTGTTAGCATTATACTACAATCTCCTTGGTACAAATCTCCACTATCCCAAAACTGAACAATCCCTCTGTCAGTACTAGAACTTAAATTTGTAGAATCTCTATAAATTGTAGCACTCGCTTGTTGATTAGCTGCTGAAATATAAACTGATGAAGATACCATAACAATAATTTTATTTGCCGCAACACTTGGAGTAATTTGTGCAGCACAATTTGTTGCCGTAAATGCTGCTGCTGTTGTACCTGTTTGACTTGTTGTAGTAGCGTGTATTATTTGTTTAATTATTCCAAATCCATTAGCTGTACCGCTATTGGTAATCGTTGCACCTGAATTTACATTTAAAGTAGAGCCAGATAAAACATTAAAACCATTTGCGGTCATGCTAAAGTCATCAGCACCAGCTATTTTAAAATCTATCTGGTCGTCTGTAGAAGCGTGTATGCTTGTGTCTGCATCAGCATCTAATACTAATTCATTTCCTTGGATATCAATAGTATCACCTACAGTTAATCTAGTAGTACCATTATCTTGTATATCTACAACACCACTTGTGTCTGATACTATCTTTAGCCCATCACTTGTATCTGCATTAATTTTACATGTCATAATATTACCCATCTTTGTCCACTAGGGACGGTTACTGTTACTCCAGTTGCTATTGTTATTGGGCCTACACTCATAGCATTATATCCTGTAGGAAAAGTATAACTAGCACTAACTGTTTCGTTGTTTGCAATTATACCATTAGATGACTCTAACTCTCTAGCCGCTAAGGTCCCAGAGAGTGTAACATCTCCACTTGCGTCTAATATAGGAGTTTTACTAGCAGGTAACGTACAGAATACAAATTTAGCTCCTGCAGAAAAGTTAACAGCACTATCACTGTTAGAACTTGATATAACTGTAGTACGAGCAAGAGTTGAACTATCACCTGCTAAAGTACCTAGACCTACTTCAAACTCTGTTCCTAATTGAATACAATAATATGTAGTATTACTGTTTCCTATACCAGCAGCAAAAGTTTCAAACCCAGATACAGCTCCACCTAAAGTGACTGTCCCTGTCCCTGTGGTTGTAGTAGTCTCTTTGACTCTGTCGTTTACAACAAGTGCCATTCAACACTCCTTCTAAGCTATACGTATAATTGCATTAGAGGCATCAGCTGTAGGGAATACAATAGTAAAGTCCCCCGCTGTAGATGTTTTATCACCACCAAAATCTAACACTGCAACTGCTTTATCACTTTGTGTGTCGTTATAAATTAACGCACCACGAGCTGTAAGTGTAGCTGTTGAAAATGTTAAATCATTAAAATCTAATAACGCTGTAGTACTAGAAGATGTAGGAGCTACTGCAGTAAGTGCTGCACCTGCTGCTGTATATCCTGTTCCTGAAACTTCGTTAGAAGTTGTATATGCTGTAGTACCAGCACCTAAAGAAGCTGATGAAGTATATAATGCTAATTTAAAACTGTCAGCGTTCGTATTACCACGAGCTACTGTTGTACTAAATGCATGAATACCATTCAACAACTCAACTTTAAATGAAGTACACATTGCTTGAGAAATTGCCATTTTATATCTCCAAAAGTTTAGTTAATTCTGAATGCCCTGCCTTATGCAGTTTATTCGCTATGGTTGTATGATTAGACTTAATAGCCTGCTTCATATAAAACACTAGAACTTGTCTAATGCTATCTTTGTAAGCTTCTGCTTGTTCTTTCAATAAAGGGTTAGCATCTTTACCTACATAAATTATTTTTGCAAGAGCTAACTCTGCTACTTGCTCAGGTGTCATACCACCGTATGATGTAGTGTGCACATCATAGTCAACACCTTGTAATACTTCTGCTTGATTATCCATTTCTTACTGGTATCCTCTCTTGTCCACTTCTATAAGCATCACGTCTATTTTTACCATCACCTAAGTTTTTCAACAACTGCATGACTTCACTATACCTTGCTGTATATTGAGTTACTGTGTCTGCATCTTCTTTCATAAACGCAGCTGCCTCCAGTAATGCACCATAAAACAACGCAGTATCAAAGTTATCCCCCAACCAAGTATTACCAGCAGTAACAATAGTTTGTGGGTAATAGTAATAATGTAACTCAGCACTGTAATTAGCATCTGGTGTTGGTCCCAATATCATTGTTGTATCATCAAATATACCATAATATTCAGGTTTTCCATAGAACCCAGAGTCAGTATCAGGGAACGACTCTCTCACAAAGTTAACATCTTTATTCAAAAGATAAGTGTATTCGTTGTCACTATTTATAACAGCGATACTAAAGGTAGATAACCAATCACTAGGTAAAGAAAAATATTTATTACCAGATGTCATTGTGCCTGTTACGTTCTTACGTAAATCAGGTAACTGCACGGTATTATGTATACGTTGTTCAGCATTCTTAATAAATGTATTAATATCAGTCGTACTATAGTCATTCTCTGTGTACGATTTGATTGCTGCTACTAACTCGGTATAAGTCATTATGCCATTGGTCCTCTAGCTTTAGTTCCTTTTGTAGCTGCTCCGTTACCACGAGTAACCACACCTTCAGTCTTTACATCCTTTTCAGGATAACCACCTGTATTAGGATTAGCAACATTTTCAGGTTGTTTATAAGTTACCTTAGCTCCTTTTCTATCTTTGTTCATCATTTACTCCTAAGTTGTTGTAATAGTTACTGACCCTATTTGGCCATTACTTTCTAAATTATCTACTAATCCCTCTAATTGTAAAGGATTATTGAGTCCTACTGGGTCAAACCCATATTGATAACTCCTTTGTTCTTCTAGGTTTTTATCAGGTCTTGGGTCTTTTACTGCTTGCGGGTCATCTACAGGATACATACCTTGCATGTTCTGTGGATGGTCTGGTTCCCAACACTCCTTACAGACTTTTATATTGGTTTCTGTGGTTCTTATAAATAAGTCTTTTAGTTCTTTTAACTTATAACGAAAGCCACATCTGTCGCATTCGGCAATCGTATGTTTTGCTGATGCGTACTTACTCATTTATTTTTTCCTAGGCTTAGTATGACCATAACCTTTTTTCTTTAAGGCTAAGTGTTTAGCCATAGTAGGAGCTTTTACACCCTTACCTGTCTTTTTGTCATACATCATATGAGGTTTGAAAGCTTTTTTCTTAGTGGCTTTCTTTTTAACTAGCTTACCTTTTTTAAATCCAGGTACACCTCTCATTCTCAAAAGGTCTTTTTTAGTAAATTTACCATCTCCTGTTATATCTTTAGCTGCCATCTTTTCTCCTATATGTGTTGTCTACGGGGTGCGAGTCTTAGAGTAGCTTTATCTCTATCTTCAGTTGAAGCTAATGTCCACTGCTCTTCATACTCCTGTTTTAAAAACTGTGTTCTATCACCTGCTTGAGGTATCTTTAAACTTAAATAAAATGCAAGTCCTGCAACTAAACA